GGTGGTGCTGGTGCAGCTCCTGCTAATGGTAACGTTGTTACTATACCAGCAGGTGTAGATAATGTTATTTCTGTAAATGATACTGTAGTTGTTTTAGATACTGTAACAGGTGGTGAAGCAAAGTGTCTTGTAACTGCTTCTGCTGTAGGCGCTGGTCCTAAGGCTATTACTGTAGAGCCTTTTAATAATCTTGCATTAGAAAACGCTGCAAATGGATGTACTACTGGTGCAACTCAATTGAAAGTATTTGTATACGGTTCTGCTTATGAAAAAGGTGTAGAAATGACAGGTGGTAATTCTAGAGTTTCTGTAGAACCACAGTTTACACAATTTTCAAACACTCCAATTATTATTAGAAGCCAATACGTAGTTAATGGTTCTGATATGGCTCAAATTGGTTGGGTTGAAGTTGCTACTGAAGACGGAACATCTGGATATTTATGGTACTTAAAAGCTGAGTCTGAAACAAGATTACGTTTTGAAGATTACCTAGAAATGTCTATGGTAGAAGGTGAGAAAAACGCGGGCATAAACGCTGTAACAACTGCAAAACTAGCTGGAACTGAAGGTTTATTTGCTGCTATTGAAGATAGAGGTAATGTACAAGTAGGATTTACTGCTGCTGCTGGAATAGATGACTTTGATGGTATTTTGAAAAATTTAGATACTCAAGGTGCAATTGAAGAAAACATGTTATTTTTACAAAGACAAACTGCTTTGGATTTTGACGACATGTTAGCTGCAATTTCTGGTGGCGCTGCTGGAGGTACTGCATTTGGATTATTTGAAAACTCAGAAGAAATGGCATTAAACTTAGGGTTTAGCGGTTTCAGAAGAGGATCTTATGATTTCTACAAAACTGATTGGAAATACTTAAATGATGCTTCAACTCGTGGCGCTATCAGTGGAATTAATTCTATTGAAGGTGTATTAGTACCTGCTGGAACATCAACTGTATACGATCAAGTATTAGGAACTAACATCCGTAGACCTTTCTTACATGTACGTTATAGAGCTTCACAAGCTGACGACAGAAGAATGAAGTCTTGGTTAACTGGTTCTGCTGGTGGTGCATTTACATCTACATTGGATGCTATGGAAGTAAACTTCCTATCTGAAAGATGTTTAGTAACACAAGCTGCTAATAACTTTGTATTATTCAAAGGAGTGTAATCACTTCAAATTAATATACATCCCGTCTTCGGGCGGGGTGTTTATTTTATTAACTATTTAATTTTATTATATTATGGCTAAAAAAGCTAAAGCAGAAACTGTTGAGGTTGCACCTCAAGAGGTTGCGGTAAAAACCGCTCCTAAACCTACAAAACCAACGTGGGAAATTAAAGATAGGGTTTATTATTTAACAGGTAAAAAAAACCCATTAACATTAACAATACCTAGTAAGCATACTAAGAAACATTCTTTATTGTATTTTGATAAAGAAACAGGTAAACAAAGAGAAATTAGATATGCTACTAATCACGATTCACCGTTTATAGATGAACAAAAAGGTGAAGCAACTTTAGGTCATATTGTATTTAAAGATGGTGATTTAAAAGTACCAAAAGAAAAACAAAATTTACAAAAATTACTTTCTTTATATCACCCTTTAAAAGGTAGATTATATCAAGAATTTAGCCCTGTTGAAGAAGCTGTTGATCAATTAGAAGTATTAGATCTTCAAATTGACGCTATGAACGCTGCTAGAAACATTGATATAGATCAAGCCGAAGCTATTCTTAGAGTTGAAATAGGCTCAAAAGTTAATTCTATGAGTTCTAAAGAAATTAAAAGAGATTTACTTTTATTTGCTAGAACTAACCCGTCATTGTTTATTAATTTAGCAAACGATGATAATGTTCAATTAAGAAATATAGCTATTAGAGCTACTGAAGCTGGTATAATTAATTTATCAGGTGATCAAAGAACATTTACTTGGGGATCAAATGGTAGAAAACTAATGAATGTGCCTTTTGATGAAAATCCATACTCTGCTTTCGCTGCTTTCTTAAAAACAGATGAAGGTGTTGAGATCTATAAATCTATAGATAAAAAACTATAAAAACAAGTGATACTAATACAAGGCGGTTTAGGCCGCCTTTTTAGTATAAAAAAATTATAACATGGCGATAAACGTAAATACTGTTTACAACACGGTGTTGTCTATACTTAATAAAGAACAAAGAGGTTATATAACACCAGATGAGTTTAATAAGTTGGCTACACAGGTACAATTAGAAATCTTTGAAAATTATTTTGAAGATATGAACCAACAATTACGCGTGCCACAGACTACTAATGAATATGCAAATCGACAAAAAAATGTTGATGATTGCATTTCTATTTTTAAAACTATTGCAAAACCAACTTTAGTAGGCGTAGGTAGCGTTGAAAGCGTTTCATTAACAGCTCCTGGCTCAGGTTACACAAGCTCTTCAAACGTTGCTACTACTCTTGGCAGCGGATCTAATTTAACTTTAAACACTACTACGTTAATACCTCAGTTTAGCATATCACAAGCTGGCACTAACTACAATATTGCAACAAATGTATCTACAAGCACTAGTGGCTCTGGAACTGGGTTAACAGTTAATATAACCGCTGTAGATCCTGTAGGTGGAGGTATTGTAGGTTTAAATATAAATAATCCCGGTTTAAACTACGGTGGAAGCGCTGTTGTAACAATATCTGGAGGCGGTGGAAATGCTCAAATAACATTAAGCAGTGGAAGTAATGGTGTTCTATCAACTGTTGAAGTTAATAGCGGCGGATCAGGTTATGTAGTTGGTGATGTTGTTAATATTGGTGGCGCTGCTCCTGCTGCAGGCGCTACAGCAACAGTAAACTCAATAAATGATGTTTTGTATTTTCTTCCTCCAAGTAATCTACATAGAATAGGTACTGTAATATATAAAGATGAAAAAGAGATAGAAAGAATAGAGCGAAATGATTTATTGCAAGTAAACATGTCTAATCTTACAAAACCCACAACTACTTATCCTGTTTATTTATACGAGCAAGCTACTCAGCAACCTGAAGGAATTAACACAGGACAGTCACATATATATGTTTATCCTACTACAATTACATCTGCTTCAGACATATCTATATCTTACATTAGAAAACCTGCAGACGTTGTTTGGGGTTTTACAGTAGGAACACTGGGTCAATATATTTATAATACATCTCTTTCTACTCAATTTGAGTTATTAAATACTGAACAAGACGAGGTTATATTAAGAATATTAGCATATTCTGGAGTTGTAATTAATGATCCTCAAATAATACAAGCGGCAGCATCAGCTGTTCAAGGAAATGAAGTTAATTCAAAAAGTTAATAAATGGCATCAATAACAGAAACTAACGAACAATATTACCAAGGTGTACAAGCTTTTAGAGGATTAGGAAGTGGAACTCTTAGCGGTCAAAGGTTTACAACTACTTTTAACACAGATTTAGTTTTTGGCAATTATGATCCTAATAATGTAAACTATACTTTAAATAACTTTAAAATATACACAAGCACTACAGGCATGCCAAATCCTGGTAGCTGGACAGAATATACTTCACCATACGAAGTTAAAGATAATGTAATAACTATAACAAACAATTTACCTGCTAACGTATATTTAGTTGTGCAGCTAAAAAGGTTAGATGGTGGTAAATATGGGCAAACAGAAGCTGAAAAAGCGTATGGAGATACTGTAGAAGAAAACTATGGAGGCTATGAATATATAAAAATAAGTGATATAGTTAACAACTTTTTAATAGCTTATGTTGGTGCGGGTAAATTAATTTCAAATGTTCAAAGAACAGATGTAATATTTCATGCTAAAAGAGGTTTACAAGAGTTTAGTTACGACACCTTAAAAAGTATTAAATCTCAAGAACTTACTATACCGCCTAGCTTAAGTGTTATACTACCTCAAGATTATGTAAATTATGTTAGAGTTTCTTGGATAGACGAGTTAGGAGTAAAAAGAATAATATATCCAGCTAACAACTTAACCATAAGCCCTTACGAAACACCGACTCAAGATGACTTAGGAGTACCTACACAAGATAATTTTGGAGACAATACAGAAGGAACATCTATAACTAGTGAAAGATGGAAAGAAGCTAATACAACGCTTATAAGCCAAGATTTATTTAGAAATTTTGATGAATTTGCTTATTGGGCTAATGTATACGGTTGGCCTACTAAATATGGCTTAGGTGAACAATATGGTATAAATCCTCAGTACTCTCAAGTAAACGGATGGTTTAATCCTAATTACAGAGATGGGAAAATGTCTTTTTCAAGTAATTTAGTTGGTAAACTAATTGTATTAGAATATATTTCTGATGGTTTAGCTTACGACTTAGACTGTAAAGTGCCTAAGATGGCAGAAGATGCTTTATACGCTCACATATTACACTCTATAATATCTACAAGATCAGGGCAACAAGAGTATTTAGTGCAAAGACTTAAAAAAGAAAGAAGCGCTAAACTTAGAAATGCTAAAATAAGATTATCTAATATAAAGCTTGACGAGTTTGTTCAGGTTATGCGTGGTAAATCTAAATGGATAAAACATTAAAATTTAATGGCAGAAGTTAAAAATAATTTTATAAAATCCAAAATGAATAAGGATCTTGATAAGAGACTTATTCCAAGTGGTGAATATATAGATGCTAAAAACGCTCAGATAAGCATGTCTGAAGGTGACGGTGTTGGAACTTTAGAAAACGTACTAGGTAATGAATTAGTTTCTACTTTGGTATTTCCTGTAGTTTCTGATTTAGTTTCTATAGGTTATTTTGTAGATCAAATAAATAATTTTATTTATGTGTTTTTAACAGATAATTATACGTCGTCTTATGTAGAAGAAGGTGGCGGAGTAGGATCTAAACATTTTATATGCAGATATAGTCCAGATACTGAAACTTCAACAATACTTGTAACAGGCGCTTTTCTTAATTTTTCTACTTTAAATCCTATATACGGTGTTAACTTAATAGAAAACTTATTGTTTTTTACAGATAATAGAAATCAACCTAGAAAAATAAACGTAACAAACGCGGCTAACAATGTAAGCCATTACCGAACAGAAGATCAAATATCTGTAGCTAAATACAACCCTTATAACTCTATATATTTATATGAAGCGAGTGCGGCTTCTGCAGGTGATTTCGAGTGCACTATGAAAGATGTAGTGTCTAAGTTTATGCCTGGTGGCGGTTCAGCAACAACATCAGGAGGCACAAATACTCAAACTTTTGCTTTAGCTAACGGCATTTTTCCTTTTTATCCTAACAAACCTGTTGTTGGACAAACAGTAGGTAAGATATTAGCTACTGATCCAGAAGGACCTATAACAATGCTAAGTGTTACTGTAGCTGCTAACCCAGCTCCTACACTCACATCGGTTAGTTTTACTAGTAATATAACTTTAAGTAACGGTGACCAATTAATATTTTTTCCAAATCCTTACTATAATAATACATATGCTGGAGATTCTACTTTTTTAGAAGATAAATTTGTTAGATTTTCTTATAGATTTAAATTTGAAGATAATGAATATTCTTTAGTAGCTCCATTTACTCAACCTTGTTTTATACCGAAGCAAGATGGATATTTTATGTCAAAAGACACAGATTCAGGCGGAGTAGTAACAGGAGATCAAACAGAAGCATCAGAATCTAGTATTGTTAGCTTTATGGAAAATAAAGTTAATTCTATAGATTTGCAAATACCACTTCCTTCTGCTCAAAATACTTTAGCAAGTGATTTTAAAATAACAGAAATAGAAGTTTTACTTAAAGAGTCTGATGGTTTAGTTATAAAAGCTGTAGACACTATAAAAGTATCTACATTAACAACTACTGATAATTTTGTAGAATATAATTATGAAGGTAAAAAACCTTTTAAAACTTTATTAGAAAAAGAAACAGCAAGGGTTTTTGATAAAGTTCCAGTAAGATCTCTTGCGCAGGAAGTTTCTGGTAATAGAGTTATTTATTCTAATTTTCAAAACAGACACACGCCTCCTGCAAGTTTAGATTATAATGTAAACGCCACTTCTAAAGCTGAGTTTAATTTAAGAACTGGTACTGCTTTAGCTAGCGCCCCTGTTAACAACGGCAAAACAGTAGACATAAAGCAAACAAGTGGAACTATTGAGGTTGGTAGTAAAGTATCTTTTTCAGGTGCTCCTGCGAATTTATTAGTACAAACTGTCAATACAAATCAAATTGTTTTAAACCAAAACGTAACACTCGCTACTAATGACGCTTTGACTTTTGATCCTGCTACAAATGATCAAAATACAACTAGTAGAATAGAATATCCTAGTAGTACTTTAAAAACAAACAGAAGCTATCAAGTTGGTGTTGTTTTATCTGATAGATACGGTAGAACTTCTGATGTAATTTTATCTAACAATGAAAATGTTATTACAGTAGGATCGCAAAGTTTTTCAGGTTCTTCTTTATACTCTCAATATCAGACTCAAGATGATGAAAATGCAGATGTATGGCCTGGTGATTCTTTAAAAGTTTTGTTTAACTCTGTTATAGGGCCTGAAAATCCTACTGGTTTTTATCCTGGCATTTATAACGGTACTGTGACAGATCCTAATTACAATCCTCTTGGCTGGTATTCATATAAAATAGTAGTACAACAAAAAGAACAAGATTATTATAATGTATATGCGCCTGGAGCTTTGAAAGGTAATGTTAACAATGATTTAACTGCAACTGGAACGCCTCTTAAAAGTACAGTTGCTCTAAACATGAACACGTCTAGAGTAATACTTTTAAATGATAACATAAATAAAGTTCCTAGAGATTTATCAGAAGTTGGACCTCAAGATAAAACATTTAGAAGTTCTGTTCAACTAATTGGTAGAGTTGTAAACAACGTAGATCAATATGACCCGCCTTATGTTCCGCCAAATCAACAAGCAGATTCTACTGCTTCTAACTTAGGTAATCAACAATATTATCCTGACACTAGAACATTTACTACAAACACAATACAGCCTTTATTTGACAACCAAGATTGGCCTACTGGATATTTAAGTAATCCAACTGACCCGGGTGACTCACAAAGAATACCAGCTTTAGATAATATACAGCCTATATTTTCTTTTTATTCTGCTGAAACAAATCCATTTGTAGCAGAAATAACTACTTCACAATTAAATAATGATAATTTTCAGTTTGGAACTGTAAATCCTGAGTATAACACTATGACAGGTCCTATGACATATGTGCCTATAAATCAACTTTGTGTTTTAGAAACAAAACCTGTAACGTCTTTACTTGATATATACTATGAAACATCAACGTCTGGCTTAATTAATGATTTAAATTTAGCTATATTAAATGATATAGGTATAAGTAATACATTAAACAATTTTAATGATACTAGTTTTACTGAAGCGCTACCTTTAGACGGTCTTATAAACAATCCTTCTTTTGATATAAGAGATGAGTTTGGTGTAGCTTTAGAAAAAGGAACTACAACAATAGGGCAATATGAAAGCTTCCAACTTACAGGTGTTATTAATTTTGAAGACCCCGCGCAAGATGTTTCAAATTATTTCGCTTTAGTAGAAAACTCTTTAGGTAGTAATTTATTTAATTACGATGTTAAAGTAACACAAGACTTTATTACAAATATTTATTTTAGTAATGAAGCAAGCACAAAAGGAAGGTTTACGTTAACGTTTTTAGCAAAAGTAGTAACAGCTGTAAGTCCTTCTTTAGTAACTCAAAATGTTGAATTTACAGAAACAATAACATTGGGTAATGTAGCGCCTCAAATGTATACTAATAGATTAACTCCTCCTTCGGCAACTGTTGCTCCTGCAACTATTCAGGTAAACCCTCAGTCTTTTGACTCTCAAATTGGCGTAGAGTTATACGGTAGAAATGGAGCATTTCCAGGTAGCTCAACACAAAACACAAACCCAAACACAGCTCTTGATTTAAGCTGGGATATAATAAGCGTAACTAATGTTACCACAAACACTGTTTTACCAACTCCTTCAGGACCTTTTGGACTAGAAGTTGATATTCCACAACAAGGCGGAAATTCTCCTTTTTTATCAAGATGTATTGTTAAAAATGTTTCAGACCCTCTTCAGAGTATAAAAGCAGCTAAATATTCTATAAATCTACAACTAAAAGACGCTGGAAACGATGTTAGAAACATAGCAATAATTGCTACTTATGGAACTCCTGCTAGTATTGTTCAAGAGGTAGAATATACTTTTTCTGGATTTCCTACTAGAATTTTTGTTGAAGTTAAATTTGAATCTAGCGGCTCGCAAAACGGGTGGTATGTTTTTAGCGGCACATGGCAAGATTTATTAGACACTATTTTATTTGGTGGTAACACAATACAAATAGGAGGAGCTATAGAACAATCAAGTATTTGTCCTGGTAGTAATAATTTTGATAATAAGTGGTGGTACGGAGGTATTGCTGGTGGTTTTAATCTTTCAATACAAAACGTAAGAAACAAATTAGGAAGTTGTTTTATAGATTTAGGCGGCAACGGTACTCCTCCTTCTATTGGTAACATTTCTACCACAAACACACAAAGCGGAAATGGCTACGTCTGGAACATACTATAGCAATGTAATAAAGTAAATAAATAAGTAATATTTATATGGGAGCGGTAATAGAAGTAAAATACTTTAACTCTTTTTTATTAAAGAAGATAACTGAAAGCGCATCGCCACATTCTAATTTATATAATGGATCTTTTGGTATACCAAATGCTATAGGAGGGTGGGCAAGGTATAACAGCGGTAATATTAATACAGATGTTAGCTGGGCTATAGAGGAATCTAGAATAAGAGGTGGTTTTAATAACACTACAGTTGATTTTGGAGTTAGAGCTTATACAACTACAGAAGAGCCAGAAGGATTTATTAGAGGTAATACTTTAATATACTCTGGTATATTTAATTCTAGAACAGGTATAAATCAAACTAATGTGTTTTCAGTAGGTGAAGACATAACAAAAAGCTTAGATCCTGTAAATGGCACTGTTCAAAAACTATATGCAGAAGATACTAACTTAATTATATTTCAAGAAAATAAAATAAGTAGAGCATTAATAGATAAAGACGCATTGTACTCAGCAGAGGGCGGAAGCACAGCTGTAAATGCTCTTACTACTGTTATAGGCCAAATAGTACCGTATGCTGGTGAATTTGGTATATCTAGAAACCCTGAAAGCTTTGCTGTTTATGGTTATAGAAAATACTTTACTGATAGAGATAGAAATGTAGTTTTAAGACTTTCAAGAGATGGACTTACGCCTATATCTAATTATGGAATGTATGATTATTTTAGAGACACATTTAATACTATAGATTCAGGAGAACTTCCAGGTAGGCTTACCGGAGGTTGGGACATGTATTCAAAGCAATATACGTTGTGTTTACAGGGACCTCAAACTCTATTAGATTCAAACTTTGCTACGCTTTCTTTTGATGAAAAAGTTTTAGGTTGGACTAGTTTTTATAGCTATAATCCTGATCAAATATTAAGCCTAAGAAACAATACATATACAATAAAAGATGATAAGCTTTTTAAACACTATTCACAAACTGTACCAAGAAATAATTTTTACGGAAAAAATAATATTACATCTGTAACGTTTGTGTTTAACCCGTCGCCTAACTATTCTAAAACATTTAAAACTATAAATTACGAAGGCAGTAGCGGTTGGAAAATTTTAGGCTTTTTCTCAGATAAAACAGGCGCTATTGAAGAAAGTGGACTAGATATTTTTGTTAATGATTCTACAACTCAAGTACTTAGTTTAAACGAAGGTGAGTACGTTATAAATCCAGCAAATGGTGAAGCTGTTTTACCTTCAAGCTATCAATCTGTTTTTGGAGTTAATCAACCTGGGCTTCCAAGACTGCATGCGGGTTTTAGTAGAAAAGAAAATAAATACGTTGCAAATTTAATAAATAACACTTCTTTGTCTTCTGCAGAAGTAAGAGGAGGTAGAGATGTAACAGGTATAAAAGGATTTTTCGCTACAGTTAATATAGCCACAGATGGCGTAACTGATTTTGGCGGCGCTAAACAGTTGTTTTCTGTAGGATCAAAATATAACATGAATAGCGGATATGAATAATAATAATATAAAACAAGCATGATGGACCCAATAACAGCGTCAGCAGTAATAGGAGCAGGATCTCAGCTTATAGGCGGTATTCTAGGTGGAGGTGCTGCTAAAAGAGCTCAAAGAAGAGCCGCTAGAAGAGCTAAAAAACTTAATAAAAAGCTTAATAAATTAGAAAAAAATAGACAAGCTATAATAGATCCTTATGACAATGTAGTTGACTTATCTAGTATGATTTCAAATCCTTTTGCTAATTTAAGTGTTGCGACTCAAGCGGCTGAAATGGAAATAGAGCAAGCAGATATAGCTTTGGCTACTACACTAGACACTTTAAGATCAACAGGAGCTTCAGCTGGTGGCGCTACCGCGCTTGCACAAGCAGCTCTTAAAAGTAAAAAAGGTGTTTCTGCTAGTATAGAGCAACAAGAAGTTGCAAACGAAAGAATGAGAGCTGAAGGTGAAAGTCAAATGCAGCAAAGACAAATGTCAGAGCAAATACGTCAACAACAAGCAGATGTATCTGGAGATCAATTTACTTTTGGAATACGAGAAGGAAGAGAGCAACAACAAATAGATAGAACTTATGCAGAGCTACAAGCGGCAAGACAAGCCGCAGCAATGGCTGGCGCTGATGCAACAGCTGCTTTTACGGGTGCAGTTGGAGGTATAGCTAGTATAGCTGGAGATTATATGAAAGCTGGTTGAGTTCCAGAAGTTTAAAAAATAAAATATGGAAGATAAAAATATGTTAAAAAACCTTGTTATAAAGCAATTTAATGAAAGTAATGCTATTGCTTATAACAAAGAATTTTTAATGCAAAACTCAAATTATGAGTTTAAAATATTAGAAAAAGCATATCAGCCTACAGTTAAGACTTACGCTCAATTAAAAATGTTAATAAAAAACAACACGTGTACTAAGCCTAATTGTTTAGCTGAAAAAGAAATGTTAAAAAATCTAGAAAAAGCTCCTGCCGCATCTATAGATTTTATACAAAATATAATCAGTGAATTAGGTGTTACTGAAGAAAGCAATTATGACGTTAATAACGATTATAGATACGCTGTAGCTTATTCTGTAATGTCTGCTAAACCTGGATTTTCTATAACAGATGGTTATAACGTTGAATTGTTTTTACAAGGTGACGGAGCGCAGACTTTAGTTTTTAGCGGACCCATGTTCGAAGATCCTTTAATTATCAACAACACCGCGCTAAGTTCTCTTTTATCTTCTGATACTTCTTTAGTTGTTTCAACTCCTGACATTAATAAAGACATGCTAGAATTATTAACAAAAATTGGTATTTTTAATTCTGAAGACATTTTAGAAGATGGCACTTTAAGCGCTGGAGCTATGATTAAAGATGAGTTTATATTAAAAAATCCTGATGGTAGCTACGATTATGAAATAATAGACATAGGTAATGGCAAAGGTAGAAACATACTTAGATTTGATTTAGATAAAATTGAAAGAAAAGTAGATCCGTTTATAAACGCAGAAGTTTCAGGTTTATTAAGTTCAGAGCAAGACGCTATAGCCGCTTGGAATGTTTATATAGCACAAGCAACTAGCGAAGAAGAAGATGATCAAATGATGCAAGACGCCAATGCTGGCTCTAAAGCTTGGTCATATGAAAAAGATTTACCACTATCTCAAGATAATAAAATATTGTTTGAAAATAAATATAAGTTTTATTTTATGAAAAATTATTTAAAACAATTTATTACAAATAAACTTCCAACTGTTAGAGAAGATGCAGCTGTATTTGATTTAGAGCAAGCTAGAGACATTAAAGCTCAAAAATTTATTGACGACAATAATCTATAAAATATAATTAAATGAGTCATATTACTTTAAAAGACTATATAAAGCAATTAGAAAATCAAGGCTATGATTACAACACAAGAGTAGCTATGGCTAAAGAGTGGGCTTCCACTCATCAACCTAAGAGCGAGTCAGCAAAGACAGACGACTTTACGAACACGCCGGATCCGGACGTGAAGTCAGAAAACACTACAGGATCCGACTCTGGAAGTGGATCATCATCATTTTTAAAGCCTACTAATTTTGATTTACCTTTTGGAACAAGTTTAGAACAACTAGAAGAAATTGAAAAAAATCAAAAGGCTTATGAGGAACAATTAGCTAAAATATCCCAAGTAGCCGCGCCTAGTCAAGTTTATAAAGTAAATAATAATTTACAATATAAATTTGAAATAAATCCAGAAGGGAGATTAGATTATTATTCTAGATCAAACCCAGAAGAAGAATTTATATTATTAGAAGATAATGTAAAAAAAGCTAAAGCAGCAGATAAATTTAAACATTTAGATGAACAAGCGACAAAGCAACTTAATGACTATTTAAGATCTGCTAGAAAAGTTAGAAAAAGAAAGTCTTTAATAAAAGATTTAAACAATTTATATGATTCTGGAAATCTTATAAAGTTAAATAATAAAAAGTTTAGAGACTTTATAATAAATCCTGATTTAGAAGGTGATGAAAGAAAACAAGACGCTACTAATAAATTAAATCAAATTAGTTTAGATGTTTTAGGACCTTTTCAATCTGAAGAAGAAGAAGCTAAAGCAAAAGAGAAAAAAGTTAAATCATTTGCTGATAAATTTCAAGACGATATAAAAGCCTATGATGAAGTTATAAATAAAAACTTTAGAAATAAAAAAGGTGAAATTGCTGTTTACACAGAAGAAGGTAAGGTTTTTTTACAAAAACTTCTTGACGAAAGAAACGCTATAGCTGAAGACGCTAAAATGGCTTTTGGTATTATTAATGGAAAAAGTAATTTATCAATAGCAAAAGATTTAAGAGATGAAAGCGGTCAGCTAAAAGATATAGTTAATAATAAAGCAATATACGATCCTGAAACTGAAACTTATGGAGTTAAACAGGGTAGCGATCAAAGAGATAATTATTCTGACGAAGAAGCTTTATTTAATTTTAAAAAAAGAACAGGTAGAGACGCTAACAGCTTAACAGAATTAACAGAAGAAGATTATTTAACGCCTGCTGGACAAGGAAGAAGAAGAATAGATGAAATAAAAAAAGAAAGAAAAAAGCGTGAAGAACTAGCAAGAGCAAACGCCGGAGAAATTTTTCCTGATAACAAAATAATATATGACCAAAGCGGTCGTATTCAAACAACTGAAGTTGAAAACTTTATTAAAAAAGAATTAAAAAACTTTGATGATCAATTTTCTACAGAACTTAGTGGTTTAGAAGAATTATACGGCAAAGGAAAAGCAGTTAATTTTCTTACAGAACTAGAGTTAAAATTAGAATCAGGGCTTGTTCGCTTTGGAGGTAAAGTACTTAGGTTACCTACTTTTGCTAACGAAATATTACTTAGCATGGTTTTAGAAGATAAAAGCTTGGCGGCTTTAAATTCTTTATCACCTGAACAAAGAGCTAAAGCAGTAAACTCTATACATCGTATGTATGGAGGTGCTATAGGAAACACTGTTGCAGATGTGTCTAACTACATGTTAGATATTTCAGAAAGAATGTTTAAAGAAAGTGAAAACTTGCAAGATCAATTTACTCAATTTGAAATGGGTATAGGTGAAAGTTTTATTGAAAGAGACTTTTTTTCAACAATGCAGCGATTATCTACTGAAGCTTTAGGTAGCGCTGTAAGTTTGCTTGAAGTTTCTATACCTTATGTTGGTATACCACTTCTTATAGCGGGTGAAGCTGCTGCTGCTAGTAGAGAAAAACAAAAAGAAGGAGAAGACTTGAGTTTAGCTTTAACAGGTTATTCAGTGCTTATAGGTACTTCAGAAGGAGCTTTAGAAGGTATAACAAAAGGTATTGCTAAAAAAGCTTTTGGAATAGTGCCTAAAAACACTTTAAACCAAGCCAAAACCAGTGTTCTTAAAATATTTAAAAGCATGGGCGTTAACTTCTTAAAAGAAGGTGGCTCAGAAGAAGCAACACTTATTTTAAATCAAGTCGCAGAAGCTTTATATAGCGGTGATATTGCTAACTTTGAATTAAAACTTGGTGAAGCTGTTGACACTTTTTTAATTGGTGGTGCTTTTGGTGCAAAAATAACTGGAACTGGTGCAGGCTTTCAAGTCTTACAACAAGGAGCTGTTAATAGAAAAGTAAATAAAATACTTAAAAATTCACAATTTGAAACTATAGGTCAAGCTTTTGGCTCTATAACGCCTCCAACTCCTGATGTAGCAGGCATTAACAATCAAGGTCAAGTTATAGATGGCGTTACAAGCGGTATGGTAATACCTCCAAGTAACACTGGAGTTAATCCAGTTTTAGACATGTCTGTTAATGTAAATGACGCACAAATAGAAATGGCATCTATACCTGGGGCTATAAAAATACTAAACACTCAATTAAAAGACGGTGTAAGTAAAGGTGAAATAACTCAGGAGCAAGCAGACGCTATAAGACAAAACTTTGTGAATGTTCAGTCAGCTGTTAAAACTTTAGAATCTTTAAATTTTAACAAAGATTTAAAGCTAGAAACAGTTAGTTTAATGCTTCAGCAAAAGCTTATAAAAGATAAAATTAAAGAAGCTGGAGGTAAAGAAATACCTCAATCACTTATAGATCCTTTACTTAAAGAATCAAAGCAAATAGATACTAGATTAGCAGAGCTTAGTGGTATTAATTTTTTACAAAACGCAAATACTAGAACAGCTGCTAAAACAATGTCAGAACAACTAGATGTTGACTTTGAAAATTTTAGTGATCAAGATTCGTATGATGCTAGAGTAAAACAAATAGAAGATCAAGGCGGTGATGTTGTTAAGTCTGTAGGTTATGGTCAAGCTGCTACAGTAGATGGTAAAACTGTTATATTAATAAACGATTTAGTTGCTGCACAAGATAATGTATATACAACAGATCAACACGAAGTACTACATCCTTTCTTTTTACAAGCATTAAAAGGTAATAACGAAGCGGCAGCTAGACTAGGTAAAGCATTAATGGCTGAACTTATAAATAATAAAGATATAACAGGTGGTGCTAAGTTTTTAACTAAGTTTCAACAATATGTAAATGATACTAACTACACTGGTAACATGACATGGGACGAAGTTATACCTTTAGTTAGTGAAGCTTTAAGCAATGGTGATATACAATATAACCCTCAAAACCAACAACAAAAAACATTTTTTGAAAAAATTAGAGATTTAATACAATCGTTTTTTAAACAAAATGGTTTAAATATTAAGTTTAATACAGGTAAAGATGTTTTTGATTTTCTTTTAGATTACAATAATCAAGTACAAAAAGGAGAAGGCTTTACTGAAGCACAGTTAGAATTAAGAGATAAAGGAGCTGCAGGCGCTTTAGTTGAAGGTGAAGTTAAATTAGATCGTAGAACTAGAGGATCTAGAAACGTAGAGCAATTTCAGCAGGAACTAGACGCTATTGACGCTCTTAGCGAGCAAGATAAAGATGCTATTGCAAGAGAAAGTAAAAGATTAGAAGACTCTCAAGAAGTACAAACAATATACGAGCAAAAAGGCTTAGACGGTGCTTTTGAAATTATTGAAAAATTTAAACCTATAACTAATAGAATAGTAGAATCTAGAAGTCAAGCGCCTAATTTTGATCGTCAGTTATTAACTGATGAAATAGAAACCGGTAAACGTGGTATATTTGATTTAATTAGAGAATATAAACCTGAATCAGGCGTGCCATTAGCTGCTTATATAAATAAGTTCTTACCAGCTAGAGCTATAGAAGCTTCACAAAGAATTTTAGGTGAAGAGTTTACAGCTGATGTAACAGAAGCAAAAGGTGTTATAGCAGAAGAAGTAACAGAAACTGTAGTTGAAAAACCAACTAAACTTACTAAGCCAAGTTCTTTATTACCGGCGCAAGCTGTAACAGAAATAACAGAGCAAGTTAAAGAGAAAATTAAAGGCATCGACCCAAAAAGTATGACCTTTAAAAAACTAGGCGATTTAGCGCCTGAGGTTATTGCTCGAGAAATAGGTATACCTGTTAAAAAACTAACAGATCCAAGAGCTAATCTGTCCAAAGGCGATGCAACAGCAATACAGCAATTTGTTAATAAGAACGCTGATAAATTATTAAGAATATTACCAGAAGGCTCAGTAACAGAAGCTGCAACAGATGACATCTTAGGCACGTCTACTGGCGTTCCAACAGGTTTATTAAAAGCTTTTTATACTAAAGGAGAACGAGGCACGCGTGGTGCTGGTCTTACTCCATTTATCAAAAACAAAAACATTAGCAAAGCAGATTTTTTAGAAGCGTTTGGTATTGTTGAAGGTAAAAAAGCAGAGGGCTTTAGCGCAAGATCACCACAAGCTCAAGCCTTAAAAGGTATTGCTAGTTTATATGGTAGACTTGTAACTAACGAAGTAGCAAGATCACCTGAAGTAGATTTAAAACCAGAAATAAAACAAAGAGTTGCAGCTGGTAAGTCTAAAGCAATGGCTGCTAAAAGAATTAAAATTAATACAAAAGAAGAGTTTACACCAAAGCAACTTACTACATTAGGTGAACTTTCTAGTTTAAGAAGCAAAAAGCAATTAGCAGATAAACTTGACTTTGATTCACCTGCTATAAATGAAAAAAGCAGACCAGCTTTACAAACTAAAATGCTAAAAGCTGTTAAAACATACAAGCTAGACAATGCCGTTATAGAGGCGGGTGTTATGGCTAGCGGTGGTAAGCAAACATTTTACGGCAAAAAAGGAGGTAAAATGTATTCTTCAGCTAAGTCAGCTGTAGAAGCTGGTATAAAAAATCCTATTAAATTTGGTAAAACAACAGATGGTAAGTTTCTTCCAATTAATACTCCAGGAATAACAAACTGGGTTGCAAGACCAGGTAGATTATATTACGGTAAAAGTGATCCTGCTTATAAAGATTTATTAAAATCTGCTAAAATATACGATGGACCAAAGCCTAAAAAAATAATACCGTCTAGAGCTTTTTCTACAAACTCTAAAATAAGAGCAGAAGCTTTACAGGAATCTAAAGATAACATGAAAGTTTTAGATCATGTTGTAACTAAGCTTGCCGACGCTGTGGCTGATGGTATGCCTTTAGAAATAGCAGGAGATATAATAATACAAAGTTATCAAGCCACAAGTGGATTAATAAAAATAGCTGCTCCATTTAAATACAGATCTAAGGTTTTTAGATATGGTGGACCTGACTCTAAAAAACAACAAAGAGAAGGTAAAAAATATAGAGAAGAACATAATCCTCCAGCTTCTGTGGTAGGCGCTGAAATAATGTTTGCTATAAAAAACAACGCTTCAAAGCCTATAATGCAGGCTATTAAAGATAATTATTATCAAACACAACTGTCTAAGTTTGATGACGCTTTATTAGATGAAGCAAAACTTGACGCTACTTTAGTAGAAGGTCAAACTATATTTGATAATCCTATAAGCAGACTTGCTGCAGCTGGAATAAATCTACAGTCTTTAGAAAATCCTTTTACAGGTAAAACTATAGCAGAAGATAGCGGAGTTGGTATAGATCCTAAAATTTATAACAATTTAAATAGAGATCAGCAAGAACAAGCATCTGCTATACAAAACCAACAAATAATAGAAGGCTTGTCAAACCCAGAGTTAGATGTTAAAAAATCTATAGATTTATTAATACCATTAGCTGAAGGCAAAGCAAGAGAATCTAAAAGATTAAACAATGGTTTATCGCCTAACTCATTAAAATACGACGGCTTTGTTCCTATAGATAAAGTAATTACAGATTTAGGAACAGCTGATAAAGCCTTAAACAACGCTAGAAGATCAAATGCTCCCGTTAAAAAAATACGTGTTTTTGATTTTGATGACACTTTAGCTAAGTCGAAAAGCATGGTAATTGTAAACATGCCTGATGATACTACACGCAAAATAAACGCTACACAGTTTGCAACGCAAGCAGCTGACTTACAAGCACAAGGTGCTGAGTTTGATTTTAGTGAGTTTAGTAAAGTTGTTGAAGGTAAAAAAGGGCCTTTGTTTGATGTAGCTGAAAAAATAGCTAAAGCAAGAGGTACTGATGATATATTTATATTAACAGCAAGACCTGCTAATGCCGCAGGGCCTATACAAGCTTTTATGAAGGCTAACGGAATTAATATACCTTTAAACAATATTACAGGCTTAGGCGACGGCACGGCTGAAGCAAAAGCAAGATGGATAGCCGGTAAAGCAGCAGAAGGTTATAATGACTTTTACTTTGCTGATGACGCTATTAAAAACGTTAAAGCTGTAAAAGA